TCGCCTAAGGCGTCCGAGACTTCGGCGATCTCGAGCCGCACGTTGCGGCACTTCTGCCGCGGCGAGTGGATGAGTTGCGGGTAGCCGTCTGCCGCGATCTCCGCCGCCGATCGCGTGATCGTGTTGTTGTACGTCGCCGCGTCGAACTGGTCGACGGAGTCGTAGTCCCATTTTACGGTCAGCGAGTGCGACGAGATGCGCTCGCCGACGATGACGACGCTCCGGCAGCGCTGCCAGCCGCCATTCGTGTCGAGCGCGATCGGCATCGTCTGAATCTTCATCGGGTAAAACGCGCCGCTGTCGGCGTACGTGCCCACCGTCTCGATGAATACCCGCGTGTCGCCCACGATGCAGATGCGCGGCGTAACCGTCCCACCCAGGTATGCGCCCGCTCCGCCGTACTCACAGAGGTGATGCACCTGTGTAGCGGCATCGGTGGCAAGCAGGTCGCTCGCCCACTGGTCTACGCTGTAGTCGTAGACGAGCTTTCGCCCGACGTCGGTGGACGCTGCCAGACCAAATTCCACCTCCGTCTTTCCGGCACGGAGAGCGGCTCCCGTTACCGGACCGTAGAGGTCGAGCATCCTGTTGATGTACGAGCCAGAGCCCCATACGCTCTGCAGCCCGCGATCCAGGCGGTAGATGCCCTTGGCCGACTGGAACATCAGCCCGGTCGGCGTCGTCACGATCGACCTGGGGTTATCGCAGCCGACATCGGCCGTGATGCGCTGCACTGTGAATCCGGCGACCCCGCCGGGCGAGTCGCCGCCCGCGGTCGTCGTGTTCGACGGGCCATCGCCGAAGATCGCCCAACAATCGGTCGCCGAGAACACAACGAGCGCGGTATCGAGCGACGCCAGCGCGGTGAGCCTGCCAGAACCCGCGATGCGAATCACGAACGCATCGGCTACCCATTCGGGCGCGAGTCCGAGCGCGTAGGGCTTCGTGAACGCGATGCCCTCCGGGTCGCCATCGAGCCCGCATGCGAACAGCCGCTCGCGGTGCTCAACAATGTGCGTACACGCTGGGGGGCCGATGTTCGGGAAAATCCCGCCGTCCGTGTAGAGCGGCTCCCGCAGCGAGAGGTTCGCGCCCGAGATCTGAAAGTTCACACTGCCTGCCGATGCCCCCGGCAGCGCGTAACCGAGTTGGTAGTAGAGGTCACCCTTTGGGTGCGTGATGTAGAGGTAACACTTGGTGCCCGTCGGCGCGTTGAACCGATTGCTCGGCAGCAGGCTCGGGAACGCCTGCGTGAGCGAGAGCGTGTACGTGAGCGAGCCCGAGAGGCTAAGCGTCGAGACAACCGGCGCGCTCGGCGCGGACCGCTCGCGCTGCCCCGCTGCATTCTCCCACTCGAACACACAAACAGCCTTCGTTTTGTTGTTCGCGGCCGACGCTGGCGTGCGGTTGCCCTGCGTGAACGTGTGATTTGCGAGGATGGCGATGGTTGCGTCCGGATCCGGCCGATGCGGGTAGCCCTGATCGGTCGCGCGCACGCCATCGAAGAGCATCGGCTGCGCTCCCGCGAACACGCGCGACGGGCCCCACTGCGCGGAGAGAAAGCGCTGGTCTGTCGCGATCGCGCTCCGCCCGTCGATGATGCACAGATCCACGCCCTGCGCGTCCGTGGCGAACGACTGGTCATCGAGCGCTTTGAAGTCGGACACGACCGTCATGGGCACGACAAACAGGACGTTCGTCCCGCCTACGTTGGCGACCGCGCGCGCGCCAGAGTCGTCTCCCTGGGAGGGACCGCCGAGCCCACGCCCCGCATCGGGCCCGAGCGCGCGCGCCACGCAGCCGAGCAGCAGCGGATTGGTGAGCAGCGCGCCCGTGTCGTCGGCGAACTCGTAGATCATGTAACTCGAATCCGTCCCCGTCGCCGAGGCGTCGTAGAGCGCGAGAACGCTCGGCTTAGAATCGTGCAGCCACGGATCGCTAGCGACGTAGAGCCTGGGGATGATGGGACCGTTTACGATCGCGCCAGCGTCCGTGATGTAGGAGCATTGCAGGTTTCGCACGCCAGCGGCATCGTAGTCCGTCACGACGTAGACGCTCGTTGCGGAGCGCCGCACAAACGCGAACCGGTCCACCCGCACCGGCCCGGTCGTCGTGTTGAAATTTTGCACGAGCCCCGCCGTCGTGCCGCCCCATAGGCCGGCGTTCGTGCCATCGTCCCATACGACGTAAACGTCTTCTGCCGCGGTGCCGTACGCCGCGATCGCTTGCTGCGGTGTCCCCGCCCCCGTCACGATCGTCTGCGTGCGCTGGCTCGCAAATGACGTGTTGAAAACCTCGACGGCGAGGTTGTTCGAGCCGCTGATCTTACCCGCTAGCAGGAACTCTACCGGGCTCGACCCGTGGATCCGCTCCCACGTCATCAGGCCCGTGTCGATCGCCGCCGTCGTCGTGATGCCGGCCTCCGCTGTCCAGACCAGCGTCGACGTGTTGAACTTTGCGTAATCGATCCCGCCCGCCGTCGAGTAATAAATCACGTAGATCGACGTGTCATCGGTAAGCATCCACGGCCCGCCCTCCGGGTTCAGGTCGAGCGCCTCCACGCTGATCGTCACGCCCGTGCCGATGTCGATGATGTAGACGTCGCCGCGTACGAGGCCGCTGCCGACGTCCTGATTGACGCACACCGCTACCATGTTGTTCGCCACCGCGCAGTCGGTCGTGTAGTGGTAGCGGTAGTCAGTCGCTGCACCGAATCCGACGGAGCCCGCTACCGGCCTCGATACCGGGATGCGCCGCGCGTGGTACTTCGGCGACACGCCCGCGGCCGTCCAGCGGTCGCCCGCCCCGAACGAGTAGGAATGCGTGCCGCGCTCGGTCGAGAGCACGAGTTGGTCGCCGCTCTGTACGATGCGCCGCGGGTCGGTGTGGCTGGTCGCGTTGCCCACGATCGTCGGCGCAAGGGTCGAGAAACCAGCGCGCTTGATGAGCGAGCCCGGGTTGCGAAACCGTGCGTTCTCGACGATCAGCAGTTTGCCCGGCTGCACGTGCTGAGCATCCGTGTACGCATCGATACCGCCGAGCGGAATCTCTACCTTGCTCCACTGCGACGGCATCAGGACACCCAGAAGTCGATGGAGCCCGACACGCTCTCGCTAATGATGATCTTGTGCTGCCGCGCGTCGGATTTGACGACGCGATAGCGCCCAAGCGTCTCGTTCGTCGAGGCGAGCGGTCGCACCACGCTCGGCTTTCGGCCAAGCTTGTGAGGGATCGAGATCGTGAGCGAATTCACGCCGACGCGCTTGTGGTCGACCTTGATCTTGCTCACCTTGCGCCCGTCGTTCTCGGGGAACGCGCGTGCCTTGCGCGTGGCGTCGTCCGTCGCTTGCGTAGCGAACTGTAGCCGCCGCTCGACCTCCGCCCCGAGCCGCTCCGGCGGGACCCCGGCGAGCCCGCCGAACAGCTTGCGCATTCCGGGCGGCATCAGCCCCACTCCGTATCTTCGAAGTCGCCGCGCACGTCGCCAATCGTGAGTGGGTTGCGATCGAACACCGCCATCCACCGATCGATGCGAACGATCATGTTCGCCTTGGCGCGTTCGAGCGCGGTCGTATCGCTCTCCTCCTTCTCCTTGCATTTGATCGCCGCGTCGATCGTGATGTACTCCTCCCACGGCGACACGTAGTTAATCGGATCCGTCGCCGTCAGCGGCTGATCGGGAAACGGGATCCAGTAGAGCCTGCACGTCGTGGTCGCGCTCGGGCGCGGCAATACCGAGACGTTACCTGACGCCACGATGTACTGGAGTTGCGTGCCCTCGTTCCACGTGTGCGCGTTGTCGTCTCGTGTCTCCGCATAAGCGTTGTACCTCCCCATTGGGCGACGGAGCCCGTTGAACGGGGTATCAACTCGAACGATCTTGTACGGCCCGCGGCCGTTCAGCGTGGGCAGCGCGGCAGAGGCGTCCGTTGATCGGATCTGCACGTCGCTCTCGCGCATGATGCTCTCGATACCGCCCACGGCGAGGAGCACCTCGAACAGCTCGAACATCGAATCCCAGACGTAGAGATCGATCTCCGCGTCCGTGATGAACGTCGATCCCTCGATGTCCGCACGCTGGCGGACGAGCGTCCGCACCTGTCCGAGCGTGTACGGCATCTAGACCTTCAATCTTCGGTGAGCGCCCTCAGTGTGGCGAGGGCCGATGCGAAATCGCGTGCGTTGCCGCCGTCGAATGCCGCCTTGAGATCTGCGAAAGCCTCGTCTACCGCCGCGTCGTCGTCGCGCTCCGCCGCGTCTTCGCCATCGTCCGGCGCTGGCTTGGCACCCTTGCCGCTGCCCTTCAGGGCC